AATAGGATGGTGGGGTGATAAGCCAAAAGATGTGCCAAAGGAAAAAGTTGGTGAGATAGAAGCATGGCTTAATAGGAGTGATATAGTGCCTCCTAAGAAAGTGGTTAGACCTGAGTTTAAGGACTACAACTCCATGCGTCAATCGGCTATGGATGAAGCCCACAAGTGGTATTACAAGGAATTCACTGACTATTCCAATGCCAATGCTTTTGATGCCTTGATGAAAACCATCTATCCCTATTGGACTTATGAGTGTGTGGATGAGGAGACACAAACCTTGACTAGGAGTGGTTGGAAATATTGGTATGAGTTAGAAATTGGAGAAGATGTTTTGGCTCTCAACCCAAAGACTATGACCTCAGAGTGGGTGCCTTTGGAGAATGTTACCTCATATGACCATAACGGTGAGGCATATCAGATGAAGGATAGGGAAGTTGATTTTATATTCAATAAGGAGCATAGTTGGTTGGTGATAAATCCTATCCATAGGACTGGATACTTTGAGGATAAGGTTGAGTTTGTCAAATCCTACGACCTGGTTCATAGGCATAAGATTCCTAGAAAGGTGCCATATCAGGTAAACCAACCTTCTATATTATCACCACATGATGCTGCTGTTCTTGGCTGGTTTCTAACCGAAGGACACATTGACAAAGATGGTCATTGGATAGTAAGCCAGCTTAAAGAGAATGGTAAGGAGGAGATTTGGAACCTGTTATCCAAAGACACTGATTCTGTCCATATTATTGATTTTCATGGTTATTATAGGTTTAGGGTACCAGAGCTATGTAAGGAACGTATTAACTCTGTATATGTTAGCCTTGATGATTTAGTTCCTATTGTGACCAGCCTGTCGCAGGAAGCTGCATCTGCCATGCTTAGGGCCATGATGTTAGGTGATGGTGATGCAAATAGGAACTTCTACCAACTTCCTGGCATGGTAATGGAGTCTTTCCAAATATTAGGTGTGATGGCTGGAGAGCATATCAATCTGTATAAGCCAAGAACAAATAATAGGCAGTACATCATCCAGCAAGCCAAGGTGCTTATACCTAGTTATAGACACCCAACTAATCTCAAGACCATAAACTATAATGGTAAAATGTGGTGTCCTACCACTAAACATGGTACGTTCCTAATGCGTAGACATGGTAAGACTATCTGGACTGGAAACACACAACGCTGGTTCTGGCTCCCTCGCAGCTTTGTCCGTCATCCTGGAACCTTTACAGGCTTTGAACGTTGGCAGAACAACACCGATTATGGTTATGTCCATATCCCAGGTACAGCTATGGATTATAACCCATGGCGAGGCACAGTCTATGGTACATTAACCACCAGACTGGCTAGGAGAGACTTCCCAGAATACTACGACAGCCTTGGAGTAGCAGGAGACTTCATAGAGTTTAATGATTTCCTCACCCGCTATGGCTTCTATCCAGGAGCCCATGTAGGAATACCCCTAGCAGTATTTGGTGGTATTGAAGCCCAGTATGGTGAGACTATGCCATCTATACCCAAGACAGCATTGGACTTCTTAATAGCTGCTTATCCTGATAATGAGTCGGTTAACTTCATTAGTGATAGGATATTTGGAGACCGATTCCGTAACTATCTAACCATCCTCCAAGTAGCTCGTAGAGGTGGAGACGGTACTCTGATATTCTCCAAGATGCAGGAGAACAAGGAACTAACTGATGAGGAGAAACAGTTATGGGCTGATGCCCGTAGAGAAGTAGGTTGGTACTCTGCTGGCTTTGAACAGTTTGCCATGTTCAGGATGAGGACTGATGAGCAGTATAAAATGTATGAGGAGTCAGCCAAGGTTATTGAGGAAATGACTGGCTATACCCCAGACCAGCAGGACTGGTTAAGAAAACATGGCTATAGGTTATGGGATATGGTAGGTGGAATGTCTCCTACTGAACAGGCTACTTTACAGGAACTAGAATACTACAAGTGGATTGGTAATGTTCGTCCTCTGTTACCAGGTAAACAGCAAACCATACTCAACCAGATAGAGCTGGCTTGGGATGATGTTAGAAGGTATGGTGACCAGCTACAGCAGGATAAATTAGTATTACAGAGGGACTTCCTTGCTGGTAGGGTAGGTTCAAGAGACTATGGTGACCAACTATCAGCTATCTATTCCAAACAACGTGAATATGTGGATAGGAAGATAGAGGAGAATCCTCTAATGGATATAGATAACAGGGTTGAATACTATAAGAAGTATAATGTTCCTCAGCCAGTTCTTCATCCAATGAGAGAATTGATGAACCTCTACTTTGAGATAGAGCTGGAGGAAAAGATAGATGAGGAGACTGGTGAAAAAATCAAGGATTGGGATAAGTTTTGGGCTATGCGTGAAGCTATTGATGCAGCCATTCCCAATGATTATAGGAAGGAGTGGGATGACTACCTAAAGAAGAATTCAACCAGCCTTGAACAGTTGAGGAGGGAACACAACCAGTACATCAAACCTTACAATGGTATATGGGAGAGAATCATAGAAGAATATACTCCAGAGGAACAGAAACTAATCAAGGAGCATCAGTACCTTGCCAAGACTGGAACTGGCTTAGAACGTAGGGCTATGATAGAATCCACAATCAGGGAAACCACTGGAAGGAAGTTAATATCCAATTTCCGTTCAGACATTAGTAATGCTAGGCAATCCCTCAGATATGCTAATCCATTCCTAGATGCCGTCCTCTACTACTGGGGTAGAACCACCACTTTCCAAACCCCATTAGCAGAGGAAGCATACAGACAGTTGTGTAAGGATACAGGCAAGAGTATATGAAATTAAGCAAGGAAACAGCAGAACTATTACACAGTCGTGGGTTAACCTATTCTGATATTGGTGAATTGTTTGGCATTTCTGCCAGTCGGGCCGTACAGATAAGACATGGGAATAAGAATGTTAAGAAGTACCAAAAGACTGAATTCTACCTTAATTACAGTAGGAATTATAAAAGGCAAAATATCCTGGTAATTGATGGTAAGGTGGTTAGAGTTAATAAAAGACCTAGACCAGATAACTGTGAGGTGTGTGGTAGAATTGTTAAAAGGTTAGATTACCACCATTGGGATGATGATAAGCCAGAGTTTGGTATTTGGCTTTGTCAATCCTGTCATAAGATGGCTGAAGGCATTGACAAGGATTTACATGGTAAATACATATTCTTGAAGGAAAGTATACTTCTAAATATATAATACTATTATAATAAGGGTATATACAATGATAAAACATGGTAACTATCTTTTAGCCAATAACTGTAAGGTATACTATGATTATACCTGTCAAAGATGTGGATATAAATCTGAGAGTGCTAGGAAAATTGTTGCCCATCATATTGTTTACCTCACTGATGGTGGTAAAAATAATTTGGACAACCTTGTTGCTCTTTGTAGCCAATGCCATAAGTATGTCCATGATTATAATATATCACCAGAGGACTATCTACCTAGTGGTGTTTTGGCAAAGTTTCTAGCAGCCTATCCCAAGGCGGTATTGTATTCAGAGTTGTTAGGGATACGAAGGCAAATGTATAGGCAAATGGATTTATTTAGTACCAAGATTAAGGCTATACTGTGGGAACTTAGTGAAAATGGTTAGTATACACTATAACATATTTATAAGTATACCAATAGAAACTTGACATCGTTATGTCAATATGTTATAATAGGAGTATAGAGTAATAGGAGGTCTTGAAATGGCTGAGAACTTTACCTTTAACCATGATGGTTCCGTTGACTTACCTGTGGAGGGTGTAACAACCCGCTTTGTCAAGGAAGCTGATTTGTTAGCGGTGAAAGGTGGTTCTACGCAGAAGGAGAAGGATTGGGAAAACGAGAAAGCCTCATTCAATACCCAACTAGCTGAGGCTAATCGGCTCAGGGATGAGTCCAATGCTTTACTTTTGCAGGAACGGGCTGCCAAAGAGCAGTTGACAACCCAATATGGTGACTATGACACTCAGAAGGTTAGAGTGGGTGAGCTAGAGACTGAAGTAGGCACTCTCAAAGAGGGTGTTGGCAAGTTTGAAGAGGAACTTGCTGGACGGATACGCCATACCCTGATTATGAATAATGGTGCGTCCGAGGAAGCTGTAAAGGATAAGACTTTACCTCAGCTCAGAAATCTTGAGGAAGCTGCTAGAGTATTTGGTAATGGTAACAAAAACAAGGAAGGTGTACCAGCCAGATATGATGGTGGTCAAGGAGGCCCTGCTGGTGGAGGTGCTCCTGAGACTCCTACTGACCGAGCTAATAGGATTCTTGAGGAACACGATGCCAAGAGGGGCAGAGCAAGAGTTACTTAAAGGAGGTAAAGTTTAATGGCGAGTTCAGGTGGACATTGGAGTACACTAGCCGAAGCTCAAAAGCTAACCCAGTCCCATAAAATACCTGGTGTATTTGAAGAGGACGTTAAGCGTAACAACCCTATAGAAAGGTTGCCAGTCGCCCAGGCAGCAGGTACGGGTCTCAAAATAGAGTGGTTAAGGGAATCCGAAATCACTGAGTCAGCGGTGCAGGAGTCAATTGTTGGTGACCAGTTATCCTGGAGTGAGGATGTAACTTATACTGAGGTGGAATCAACCCTCAGATATTTGTATATCCAGAGGAAACTGGACCGCTATGTCCAGAACATCTATGGCACCTATAATGATTATAGGGCACAGATGCTCCTGGAGTGTGAGAAGGGTCTGAAGCGGAAACTAGGTGCACGTATTATCTATGGTGATACCACTTATGGAGGTGCACCAACCCAGTTTGATGGTCTCCATGCGTTGGTAGCTGAAAGAGGTACACCAAATTCCGCATCAGTGTTAACTGGTTCAGACCTTAACCTTGACCAGGAAGGTAGCACAGGTCTTAGCCTTGCCTTACTTAGGCGTCTGATTGATGCTATGAAGTTTGGCTGTGATGAGATTTGGGTTGCGCCATCACTCGGTATTCGTATTGATGCTGCCTATTCAGAGAAGGGAATCTGGTCTAGTGATACCCTTTATTCCCATGGTGATATTAGCCTGTTGACCAGAGGCTTGAACCAAATTGGTATGCCAATCATGTTTTTTATGGGTGTACCAATAGTTAGGACAGACTACCTGTTAAAGACCGAGACAACCAATACTGGTACTGGTGCTACCGAAAATATTAGGGCTGCTACTGGTGGTGATGAATCATCCCTCTTTGGTCTGAAGTTTGGTAATGTCCTGGCTAAGGAACCTGGTATCACATTTGCCTATGGTGGTACTGAAGGCGAGGGTGACCTTTATGAGCTTTGGACCTGGGACCGACTAGAAGATTACAATGCTGGTGGGATAAGACTAGACTCCTACGGCACGGTGCTTCTAGGCTCAACCATGTGTCTAGGTAGAATCCACGATATAGCGGAATCTGCCGTAGTAGCGTAAGAGAAAAGGAGGAAAGGAGGAAAATAATGGTAGAATTTAGTGGTAAGGTGATGTCCGTAGGTGGTAACAAGCAGCTTAGCAAGGATGATGCACCTTATAGGATAAACAGTAGGGACTACACCATAACCAGTGGTGAACATTGTGCGATACAGACCAAGCCTAATATTAGCGTGGGAGGGACTACAGGCATAACTGCTATTGAGTCATCCCCTAGGTTTGCCGCTGGTATTGCAGGTGGAAAAATAGTTGGTGTGATGTCCAACCCTATCTTGAAGTCCGATACAGGTGTTGGTGGTGGTAACTGTGGTCCCATGAGGTGTTTTGAGGGCAAGTTGGAAACTGGTGTTCACTGCACCAGAACTACGACGGTGATGGCGGTGCTTGAAGCCATGAGTGATGTGCGTGGGACGGTGACTCAAGGTCCGACGGTTATCCTGGTGAACAAGGGTGATTATAAGGCTTGGGAATCCGTTATGGAGCTAAAGGGAAATGAGTCTATGGTCTGGAATAGTACCGATACTGCCGTTGGTGGTACTGCTGCTGGCTACTTCAAGGTAATCATCAATGGTGCAGCTAGGTATGTCGCCACCTATTCCGATGCACCAGACGCATAAACCTAAAATTGTGGGAGGTGGGCAACTGCCTCCCACAGTTAAGGAGTGGTAATGGGAGTATCATTTCTTAGACAACTTAAAAAGGACAAGCAAGACTTGGAGGAAGCACTTTCTGAGCAGGAGGAAATAGTAGCCAAAGCTCAGGCTACCATCTTCAGACTTGATGGTGCTATTACCTATGTCACCAAACTTATTGAGCATTTGGAGAAGAAGGAGGTAAAGAAGGATGCCTCTAGCAGTTGAGAATTTAACACCAGACAGCTCCATAGTTTCTATCAGGGAAGCTATTAGCCAGACCATCAAACAGTGTATGGATGAAGGTGGACGAGAACAGAAACAGTGTGCTGCCATAGCCTATGATATTGCTAGGGAGAAAACTGGTAAGTCATTAAACGAAGGCAGGCAGAGATAGGAGGTTATTATGATTGGAGCTCATAAAGCTAGATTAACCAGTGCAGGTAATATCAAGGCTACTGAAGGCTTATTGCACTGGTTGGTTATATCCAATCCCGATAAAAGCATGAGGCATTGTACCCTACATGATGACAATGATGGAACAAGTGATGAGGTAATCAAGTTCTATATTCCAGGAGAACGTACAGTGCCATTTTACTTTAACCCACCTTTACCGTTTGTCACTGATATTAGGTTTGGTAGCATTGAGCATAGTGGTACAATAATAACTGCTGGCTATGATTAACTATGAGGACCATCAGTTCATCCTTACAAGCTGCTCAGGAAGCATCATCAGGAACTCCCTATGTTGCTTTGGTGTTTATCAGTGCTAGTGGTCCTCATGGTGGTTCATATATCTATACTGATAGGTTGAAGCTACTAGAACACCATGAGGAACCTTACAACGACTACGCCACTGTTATGTTGGACAACCATGATAGAGGAGTAGTAGACCTAACTGGTTATTATGTATCCATAGTTTATGGGCATGATGGTGATGGCATTATTACACCTCGTCTGTGGGTAAAATCCCAACATGACATTTCTATGGAAGGAAAGTTAGTGTCAGTCCTGAGCCTTGAAGGAGCCTGGTCTCTGATGGGAGAACAGTTGCTAAGAGTTGGTAGTCCTCCACTCTATAATGATACACCTTATACTACCCAAACTGTTTATAGTATCCTACAAACCCTCCTAGGATATGAGCTACCTATTGCTACTGGATTTAACTTCACCCTAGAAGCCTTGGGTGACCAGGATGACGGTATAGTCAATACTTTTATTCCTCAGTTCTCTCCTAACCAAGTAGCCTTTGATGATTTTAATACTTTGGCTCAAGTCCTAATGGCTATGACCAAATGCTATCTAAGGGCTAAGGCTGGCATGGTATTTCAAGTAGTTTACCCACATGAGGATGATGCTGTAAATGAAAGCTATTACTCCTACAAGTCCCATTATTTCTTTGAATATGCCGAGCAGTATAATGTAGTTGTTCCTAACCACATTATTGTTTTCTGTAACCAGCAGGAGGAAGGCTGGGTAGCCGAATCTGTCATTGTTGGTGAAGCTCAGGACAGTACCCAGATTGCTAAATATATGGAGGTTATTGGTCTATATACTGCTCCTACTATAACTAACCAAACCGATGCCAACAATAGGGCAGCAGCCATTATGAGTAAGTTACAGGCTGAGGTATTATCTGGTAGGTTGGTAGTTCCACATGATTGCAGGGTAGAGCTATATGACAGGGTTAAGGTTTACGATACGAGGGGAACATAAATGTCTATACCAGGATTGATAACTATAGGAACGTGCGCCTCTGCTGATGAAATTATGAATCAGGCTATGATTACCAGAACTCCTAATGGTGATTTGTATGCCTCTGCTGGTGCTATGGGACAGAACCACGACCTTGACCCATCAAAGAAAAAGCCAATACATATCTGGTACTCCAATGATGATGGTGCTACTTGGGTAGTAAGTAGGGAAATCTATGTTGATAGTGATACAGACCAGCACTGGGTGTTTGGTGGCATGGGTGCTGCTTGTATTGCCAGTGATGCTGATGGGTATGTTCATATAGCCTTTGGCATAAGAAGAAGGATAGGTGCATATCCTTCTGTCAAATCAAATAATGTTGTTATCTACCTGCATGGAAAACACGGAAATTGGGGAGGAATATATAATATATTCCAGGCAGACAGTGATGAGGTCCTTGATTGTCGTCCTTCAGTGGCAAGCCTGGCAGTTGACAGTAATAATTTAGCTCACCTGCTTTTCTCACATTGTGGGATTGATACTGAATATATTAGGCATATTTGGGACCCTGGTACTGGTTGGTTTTTATATGAACTGCTCCACTACCACGGTGATTACCACTGCCACGACAGGCTGGTCATAGACAGTAATGATACTATCCATGTAACCTATGGTATTAAGAAAAGTGCTAGTGGTGTTACTGTGGAAAAATTCTATTATAAGGCTAAGGCTATTTCAGGAGGCTGGGGCAATACCGTTTATGTGGGTATGGACTCAGACCCTTGGTATTATGGAATTGCCTTGGCTATAGATAAGGATGATAATCTGCATATGGCAACGGCTGCTGGAGGACAATATAGGCAACGTTCATCTGCTGGTGTGTGGAGTGATATAGAAGATTATGGTCTCTTGGACTATAGTGAACCAAGTATTTCTATCCCACAGGATGGTGTTATTTATGTAGCTGCCCGTAAGAGTGAAGGAACTTGGGGAAGATTTAATATTAGGAAAAGAGTAGATGGTGTATGGAGTGATGATGAGAGTTGGACTTATGATTCATATTGTAAAGGTGTTTGTATGCTCCATAGCTATTATCCTAAAATAGGTACTCAGTATACCAATATCCTTGAGACAGGTTGGGCTTTCCATTGGAGAATGTACTATGGTGACAGTTATTACAAGGCTGACTTTACCCAAGCAGCCTATGTTACTACTGACCCAGCTACCTTGGTTACTGGAACCACAGCCACCATCAACGGCACTCTGGTCTATGATGGTGACGAGGACTGTACCTGTAGTTTTGAATGGGGACTAACCACAGACTATGGTGAGGTTACTACTGGGGAAACCAAGAACACTGGTGAAACCTTCTCCGCTGGTTTAACTGGTCTGTTAGCTGGTACAGTCTACCACTTTAGGGCTAAGGCTGTCAATAGTCTTGGTACATTTTATGGTGCTGACCTAACCTTCACAACTGTTGGTACTGTCTATCCATCCGTGGCTACTACCAGAGTTAGCAGCCTGGTTCATCGTTGGGTTCCAGGTAGCTACACCCTAGAAATGGTATTAGGAGGATTAACATCCGAGTTTGGTTTAATAATTCCAACAGGCAAGCCAGCTCCAACTATACCAACACTACCTAGCTGTCAAGCGGATGAGGTGTTAACCTGGTCACTAGAGAGAGGTTATTATTGTATGCCTAGAGCAGATATTCCTATAGAGGAATTGAGGGCAGGAAGATAACATGAGAGCAAAGACAGGGAAGCGTTATAACAGCTTTGAGGACTTAGAGAGGCGTTGGCCCAGGATACCAGCAGGTTTGATAAACCAAATATTATTCACAGCCAGGATGCCCATAGGAATATATGGAACCACTATGTATGGTATGTGTACTTATGGGATACAGTATGGCTATTACGGTGTAGGCAGTTACAGTGATTGTTATTACCAATCTCCACTTGATGGGATTTATGGTACAGGCAGTTACAATGATTGCAATTATAATTAAAGGAGGTGTACTATGGCGACAGGAACAGCAGTAGCAGCGGGTGAGTTAATCACCCACACCAAGATGAATCTGAAACAGGAGAACTATGAACTGGTAGATGATGAGGAGCTGGTATTCGGTACAGGTGATGATTGTAAAATAGATTTTGATGGCACCAACATGGTCATTACCATAGCCTCACAGTTTAACTTCAAATGCACAGGTGGGGATTTTTGCCTAGATACCGTGACAGACACCGACAATGTTAGGTTGAACAGTAGGGATTACGAGGCTACCAGTGGTGATATGACAGCCGTACAGAGTAAGCCTAACATAAGTGTAGGTGGGACCACAGGTGTAACTGGGATTGAGACTTCACCCAGGTTTGCTGATGGCATAGCAGGCAGCAAGATAGTTGGGATTATGTCTAACCCTATACTCAAAGGAACTACTGGGAACCTTAGTAGTGCTATGAGGTGTTACGAGGGTAAGCTGGAGAGTGACCCAGGCTCCACAAGGGTATTGGCAGAAGCATATGTCCTACACTGTATGCAGGCTTTGCATGGAACAGTTACTGCTGGACCCTACTGTATTGCTGTTGATGCTGGTGGAGGTAATGTAGCCTGGTCAGGGTTTGCCAAACTCCCAGATGATGGACAGGTAGCAAACGATGGTGAGGACAAGTCAGGTGGTACTAAAGGCTGGATTAAGGTAATGATTGGCTCAAAGACTGGCTATATCCAGGTTGAATCATTAGCATAGGAGGTAATTATGGATTTGGATGTAAAGGTAGAATTAGAAAAACAGGTAAAGGATGTAACAGCCCTTGATGCCCAACTACAGCAGTTGCAGGCACAGAGGAAGTCTATATTGGAAGAGTTATACAGAAGGCAAGGTATCATCCAATACCTGCAGAGGTTAAATGGCGAGAATGAACCCAAAGCGAAGGTGAAGAATGATAAACATACCACCGCTTAGGGAGGCTGATGCTCCTAGGAAGTATAAACTGACCAAGCCTGAACTAGGACTAGAGGCTATAGTTAAAAGGTTGGAGAAAGCTGTTAGCCAGCCTGATACTAGGAGACCAAGGTTTCCTGCTGTAGGTGAGGAGATAGCCCACAAGATTAGGAGGTGAGCCATGGCTTTTAGCACTGAAGAGGACTTAGCCTATATGGCAGGGCTATTTGATGGGGAAGGTTATGTTGGCATAACTCCTTATGATGGTAAGCGTAGGCATTTACTCCGTGTGAATATTACTAATGCTTGTAGGTCAGTGTTGGACTGGATTGTATCGGTTTATGGCGGAAGCATTTATTCCGATGGGCATGGTAAGAGGAAAGAGGTTTACCAATGGTGTATGTATGGAGCTGATGCATTTGGGTTTCTTTTGGATATTAGCAAATATCTTCGTATTAAGAATAGCCAGGTTGAGGTTGCCTTGGAGTTCCAAGTTTCCAAACACAATTATCATGGTAGTGGACCAGCACATAAGTATTGGTCCGAGGGTGAGCTTAAATTCCAAGAACAATGCTATGACCTGATTAAGGAACTAAAGGAGGCAGGATAATGGCATTCTCTACAAGGTTTTTAGACG